CAGGATTCTTGGGTTACACATCTCAAGCTGCCGGTGCTGTTTATGGATCATCACTTGGATTTGCTCGCAACATTGTTGTTTCACCCGGACAATGGACAAACATCATGGGCTATAACGACAATGGCGCACCACTTTACAATGCAGCACAGCCATCAAATGCGGCTGGAAATGTTTGCGGAGACAGCTTGCGCGGTGTAGTTTCACCGGGTCTTAATCTGTTTGTTTCTCGCTCAATTGGTAACGCTGGCCCAACAACATCAACCGGAGATTTCTCAATGGTTGTTGTTAATCCAGATGCATGGACATGGTACGAGTCACCACGCTTTAACCTACGCACTAACATCAACAGCGATGGCACAATTGACATCCTGTACTACGGTTACGGCGCAATTGCTCCAAAGATTCCATTTGGCGCATGCTGGAACCAAAACTAACAATCAATCATCGGTGATGGTCGCTCCCGAACATCGCTGATACGAAAGGAACCGAGATGCCAGCAATAGTCACAGCTTCACAGCTTAGGCAAATTCTTGGTGTCTCGGTTTCCTTGTATTCGGATGCACAGCTCGATTCTTTTATCGATTCCGCTGAGCAGACTATTTTGCCTTTACTTACGCAATACCAATCATCGGTGACTTTTGCTAATGTGAGTGATTCCGTCATTTATTTCACCACAATGCGGCCAAACTATTTTGTGCCGGGTCAATCTGTTGTTGTTACCGGGGCCGGAACTTACAGCGCGACTTATACAGTCACCGATGATCGTATTGAGCCTTACCTTTTCACGGCCGCAACAGCGGCGGCTGATCGAACATACCCATTGCCGTTTATTCCTAACGCATTGGCTACCTTATCCGGTGGGTCAGCCGCGCAGCTGTACGCAAATACCCCACCAATTGAAAACGCAATTTTGGTTGTATCGGTTGAGATTTTCCAAAGCATTACAGCTCCCGGCAATCAAATCATGTCAGACAATTTTCAGCCAGCACCATTCATTCTTGGCCGCAGCTTAACCAATCGAGTGATCGGCCTACTGGGGCCATTTTTAGATGTTGAAACGATGGCGCAATGACCATTGAATCAGCCATCCGCACACCATTGAAAACAGCACTTTCAACAATTGCGGCCAATGTGTACAACGGAATTCCGGAGACAATGACATCTCCAAGCATTTGTTTAATTCCGGATGCACCGTACCTTGAAAGCGTTTTAATCAATGGCAATACTACAAAAGTCAAAATCAATTTAACTGTGACAGGCGTTGTTGGCTATTCAAGCAACGCCGCAGCTTTAGATAATCTTGAACAATTGATGATTAGCATCATAAGCACAATGCCCGAAGGTTATGAAGTCGGCAATGTGAATCAACCACAACCATTGGAAGTCGGTGCCGGTAAATACCTTACGGCCGATTTACAAGTAAGCACCTACTACAATAACTAAGGAGAAAATAAATTGGCAACTACAATCGTAACCGGCAGAGATGTGACTTTCACACTCGACACAGCAAATTTCGATGCACAAGCTACGTCAGCCACACTTTCAGCTGAAACAATCATTGAAACTTATCAAACACTTGATGGCCGTGCCTATAAATCGGTGGACAAGCAATGGACATTTACAATTGAGCTTTTGCAGGATTGGGGCGCAGTTGGATCACTATTTGAAGCAATGTGGACAGATGCGGAAGCAAATCCAAACACAACATTGGCTGTTTCATTCACAGCTGTCACGGGTGCGGTTTTCACATTCAATGTGCTACCAATTTTCCCAACAGCCGGCGGTGCGGCTCCAGGCGCATTGACAGACACATGGACAATGACAGTCGTTGGAACCCCAACGGAAACATTCAGCTAAGAAAAGAATCGGGAGCAAATAAATGAAACTAGCAATAACAATTGAATACACATCGGGTGACAGTGCAACACATGTTGCATTGCCGCCGGAGTGGATGAAATGGGAACAGAAAACTGGAAACACAATTCAACAGGTTCAAGAAAAACTTGGAATTGCTGATTTGATGTTTTTGGCGTATCACGCAATGAAGCGCGAAGCAGGTAGCAAGCCTGTCAAGGCTTTTGAAGTGTGGTGCGAAACAGTCACCGACATCCATGTCGGGGAGACTGATACCCCAAAAGTTATAAGCACGGAAGTCTGAATCGAGTCGTTTGGGAGTTAGCAATAGCAACTGGATTGCCTCGATCAGAATTTGAAACATTTGATGACATAACCACGGCGATTGAGATTTTGGAGAAGCAAAATGGAAACTGAGCCAATCACCTATGACAAAAGTGATTTGCGCGGAATCCTCAAGGCTTTCAAAGCAATGGATGATGCAGCTATTGGACAGGCTAAAGATGTATCAAATGGCTTGGCTACTTATGTGCAATCCAAAATCATTTCGTCAGCTAGTGGCCGTCCGAATCAAGCTGCACTCCGAATCGCTCAAGGATCGCGCGTAAGCAAATCCTCAAAGATTGGTGAATTGTCATTCGGTTTTGTATCTCAAAAATTTAGTGGCGGCGGCACAACTCAACAGCTTTGGGGTGGTTACGAATTCGGATCAAACAAATACAAGCAATTCCCGGTGTGGTCAGGAAGTGGGCCACGCGGCGGATCAGCCGGTTATTTTATTTACCCAACATTAAGAGCCGAACAGCCAGCAATAATTGCCCAATGGGAAGATGCATTTTCTAAGATTTTGAAGGAGTGGTGATGGCCGGTCAATCAAGAACACTCAAACTCTCGATCCTTGCCGATGTTGATCAGCTTAAAAAAAGCCTCGACACGGGATCAAATGAAGTTCAAGGTTTTGGCGGCAAATTGGATGGCTTTGCTGGTAAAGCAAAATTAGCATTTGCAGCTGCCGGAGCAGCCGCCGCAGCTTATGCCGGCAAGCTGCTCATTGATGGCGTGAAGGCCGCCGCTGAGGATGAAGCTGCACAGGTAAGACTGGCCAACGCTTTGAAAAATACTGTTGGCGCGACCGATGCTGCAATTGCATCAGCTGAAACATGGATCACCAAACAATCCTTAGCAAGCGGCATTTCGGATGATCAATTGCGCCCGGCTTTGGAAAGATTGACTCGAAGTACAAAAGACATCGAGGAAGCTCAAAAGCTCACAAATCTTGCTATGGACATTGCTAAGGCAAAAAATCTTGATTTAGAAACTGTGGCAAATGCACTTGCTAAGGCCAATGATGGTCAAACTGGAGCCTTAAAAAAACTTGGCATCACTCTCGGAGACAATGCCACAAATTTGCAAGAATACACAAAACTTCAAAAGGCTTTGGCAAAAACTCAAGATGAAGCAAATTTTGCGTTGGAGCAATACGGGCCAAAATCACAAGAGTATGAAAAGGCTTTGGCTAAAGTTGCCGAAACTCAGGAAAAAGTCAATTTTGTTGCACAATCAGGCATCGATGTTTTTGGTGAGTTAGGTAAGGAATTTGCTGGAGCAGCTGCCGAATCGGCAACTACTTTTGAAGGCAAAATGGCGATTCTTAAAGTTTCACTTGATGAAGCAAAAGAATCAATTGGTGCAGCTTTATTGCCAGCATTGACTGATTTAGTGACTTACATTGTTGAAAATGTTTTGCCAATTTTTCAAGGCTTTATCGCTGGATTAACTGGAGATGAAGGCACCAAAAAAGCACTTGATGACACGGCTCAAAGCGGTGTTGCCTTTGGTGAGAAAGTTAGATTTTTGATGGACATCATCATAAAATTTAAAAAAGAAATTTTAATTTTAGCTGGAGTCATGGCAACTGTTTTTGTTGCTGGCAAAATTGGTGCTTTTGTTTCATCAATGGTTGCTGGAATTAGAGTCATTGTTGGCGCGATGAACGCGCTACGAACATCCTCAATCTTGGCCGGAATTGCAGCTTATTTTGCACTCAATCCACTTTTGGGCGTAGGCATCGGAGCTGCGACAATTGCGGCCATTGCAGCTTTTGCGGCCTTGTCTCGTCAATCAGATGTCGAGGTCGAAGCGCGCGCAGCCGGTGGCCCGGTGGCAATGGGCAAAAAATACCTTGTCGGAGAAAAAGGCCCGGAGTTATTTGTACCTAATTCAAATGGATCAATCGTCCCAAACAATCGCATGGGCGGCACAACTGTGAACATCAATGTCACAGGTGCCGTTGATCCAATTGGCGTTGCTCGACAAATTGCCAACATACTCAACACCGAGGCAACACTAAGCGGCACTTTTAATAATCTAGGCATTTCACGATTGGTCGCACAAACATGACATGGGTTCCCAACCCAACTGTGACTATTGATGGCATTGATTTCACAGGTGAGTCTTTGTGGAATGTATCGGTGTCTTTTGGTCGCACAACTGTGTGGGAGCAATCGCGTGCAGGTTATGCAACAATCAACATTTTGAACGCTAACAATCAAGATTTTGGATTCGACATGAATCACAGCCTTGTCATAACTGTTCAAAATTCTGCCGGTACGCCCATTACCTTATTTACTGGCAAAATCTCCAATGTTTCAAATAGCGTACAGGCCGCCGGCACAAACGCCGTTGTTGCAATTCAGACAATTTCAGCACTTTCAACATTTGCTCAAATGGCACGAAAGGTCATTGGCGATTCGAATTGGCCAAAAGAATTTGATGATGCGCGCATGACTCGCATTTTTGATGATGCTGGAGTCACCATCGATTCGGTCGATACGCCGCCGGTGTATGAATTTACAAAACGATCAGCCAATCCATCCGATGCCTACTCATTGGCCTCACTTTATGCCACACAGGCTTTCGGCTACATTTACGAAACGACTACTGGAAGCGTTGGATTTGCCAATGAATCACGCAGATTTTTAGCTGTAGGCGCATCGGGTTATTTAAACATCCCGACCAACTACATTTTGTACAACGGCCTTAACAGTCAAAAAACATTGTCCGACATCATGAATTCAATCATTCTCAGCTACAAAGCCAACGCCCAAAAGACAGCCTCGGATGCGGTTTCGATCGTGGATTACAGCCTTGTTGCTGGATCGGTACCAACCGAAGTAGAAACAGGCACCGATGCTCAAACTCAAGCTGATCGATACATCACGCTAAGAGCTTATCCTCGGACATCATTGTCATCATTTTCAATCCAGCTTGATTCTCCTATTGTCACGAGTGTTGATTTAGATCAATTGCTGACAATCTCGATGGACACAGCCATCGAAATCACCGACCTACCATTGGCCGTCAAAAATACGACTTATTTTGGCTTTGTTGAAGGCTGGAGTTTCAGCTTTAACAATGTTCAAATGAGCCTGACTTTTGACAGCTCGGATGTGGCCTACTCGGTCACTCCAACACGCTGGCAAGATGTTGATCCGACATTGACATGGAATGGCGTTGATCCGGCGGTAACATGGGACACCTTTGATGATTTCTACTAAGGAGACAAATTATGGCCAACACGCCCAATTATAACTGGACAACCCCGAATAACACGGGCTATGTCAAAAATGGTGCGCTCGACATGAGAACGCTTGGCGATCAAATCGACAACACGACTTATTCAATCCAACTAACTGTGGATGCAATCATTCATCCATTTCTATTGATGGGAGCATAAAAAATGGCCACAGTCTATAAAGTGTTGGGGCAAAGTTTCCCGACCACAACAGCAAATGCCAATTTGTACACAGTACCGGCAGTGACAAGCTCAATCATATCAACATTGACAATCACTACTGTCACTACATCACCGGCAACTTGTCGTGTATTTATACGGCCAGCTGCGGCGGCAGCTGCAACATAAAATGCGGTGTTGTATGACATCAACATCGCCGGCAACTCATTGGCTACTTTTACAATGGGAGTCACATTGGCAACGACCGATGTTGTAACTGTTCAAAGCTCG